TTTTTTTGAAAATACTTATTTAAATATTTTAATATTAAAGATATTATAAATGTCAACTTCAAGATACGTAGAGATTCGCCCCGACAACATACCGTCTGACGGTAAAATAAGTTTCAAAAATGGTTTCCCCGTCCTTTCATTTACTATTTCTGCTCAAGATGGTCTTTTAGATCCCAATACCATTCGTATTGTTGGAGAGTTCAATGCTTACAAAGACAATCTTGCTAGCCCAACTCCTTTAGTAAATGGAGACAATGTTACGATGAATAATCGTCTTGGTATCTACAATTTATTTGAGTCTCTGACGATTCGCAGTCAAAGATCAAAGATGGTGTGTGAAAATATTCGCCACTACTCGAAGTTCATGAATACATATTTAGCTTGTACTTCTTCACTTCAAGATCAGATGGGACATTTACAGCAGTCGTGTCTTATTTACCCGAACGCAGAGACCTTCCGTAAGTCTGTGATGGAAGCCCCTGATGCGGCATCGAAGTCTGTAACAAACTCATTTTCATTTCATATTCCGTGTGGATTTATTCAGTCGGGCAATATGATTAATTTGAGACCAGATGCTTTTGGTGGTGTTCAGATTGAGTTCTTGCTTCAGCCCGATTCGAATGTTCTTTTCAACGCAAATGGCACTACTACTGGAATTGGTGACGCTCACTATGAACTCAAGAACCTTAAACTTTGCTGTGAAGTCTCTGATTTTGGAGCTCAACAGCCGGCTCCTGAACCTCAAGGTGTTTATGAATACAACACAATTACTTCTCTATACACGAGTATCAATTCCACGAATGCCCAGATTCAGTATTCTCTTGCTTTATCGAATGTTATATCGGCATTCATGACTTTTATGCCGGTCTCGAACATAAATACACTTACTGCTGATGGTCAAGCAACAACATACTTGTCTGGCAATACTTCTACTACTGATTTAGCTCCCATAAGAAGGGTACAGTTCTTGAAGGGTGGTGTTAAATATCCAGCAGATTTTGATTTTGTTACCAATCTTGTTGATGCCAATAATACAGCAACCAATGTCGTTGATCCGGTAATTATTAAGAACTTGATTGAAGCTGTATCTCCAGAAGGAACTTCCCAAAGGAACTCTGTTTCTCCCGCTAATACTAATCGCAATTACACTATGACTGCTTCAGCTACTGGAGATGGCTCATATATCAATATTCCCGAAGGTGGCGGAGTTTATGGATTAGCTGTCAAATACGGAATTGGTGGAGCTGGAGATGACTTTTCTCAAGAGCAGTTTGGTGTCAGTATTGAGAGTGATCTCAAACAAGACAATCCAATTGGTGTCTATATCTTTATTAAGTCGAAGTCGCAACTCTTGTACTCGCAGAGCGGGGTTCAGCTACGGCAGTGAGCTCATCTCGTTAATAATTTAAAATAATAAACAATATTAAATATAATATGTCTTCTGAAACATTACTTTGGAAAGATTTTAGAGTTAAATATGTTAATGGCATATATCCAGCAAATTTCAATTCAAGAAGTGAATATTATAAATATTTTAAAGATACATATCCTCTGGAATATAGAAAATACAGAGATCATGTAAATGAAAAAAGAAAAATACAAGTAAAGAACTTCACACCAGAACAAAAAGAAAAATACAAATTGAGATGTAAAAAATCAGCCGCAATGAATTATATAAGACATAAAGAAAAATATAAAGAATATTACAAAAAATATGTAAGAGATCCAATTAATCGTGAAAAAAATAGAATAAGATCGTCAAAATGGTATTATAAACACAAAGGACCAGCAGTGTACAACAAGAAACCAAGAGAACCAAGAGAACCAAGAACTCTTAAACAAGCAAAGCCGATAGTGAAACAAAAGAAGAGTAAAAGAATAACATACGAACAGTCAGAAGAATTAAAGAAGAAACCAGCGATTAATATACAACAATTTTCATCTCCGATAACGATTGATTTTTCTATATAATTATTTTTTATTAATGTATATTTTTTAATTATTTTAATCATGATTAATTATGTTTAAGATAAGTATAATATGTCAATGAGTGAAATGCCCGCTGATATGGTCACACCAGAAACCATTCCAAACTTTTTAATGTTGGAGCAGATTCCAGCAAACTATGTTCAGCAGTTAGAGACTGATCTCCTCGAGCCAGTTGTATTCAGTAATGGTGCCGCAAGCACCGATGGATTTGCTCGATTTACTCTTCAGAACAAAGGTTTCCTTCATTCTCACTCGAAGATCTTTATTGGTTTGAAACCAGCTGCGGGAGTAACTCGTGCTTTTTTACAGCCACATGTCGGCATTGGTCAGATTATAAAGAAGGCTGTGTTAAAGGTCGGAAACAAGACGCTCAATGAACTAGATTCGTGGGCTGGTTTATATGCTGTTAAATCGTGTCTAATTACGAATGAAAACAATTTGGAGCGTGAGATGTACACGACTGGTCGTTATGTTCATCATGAGTTTAATTACAACCGTGGTTCTCGCTCTATTGCCCAAACGTATGGTTTAGATACGGGAATTGAATATGAATCTTCCAATGGTGATGTTGAACTTCCGGATTGGTATGTTATGAGTGGAGCAAAACCAGAAGAGTGTCCGACATTTCAGATTGATTTAAGTGATCTGTTTCCCTTCTTGAAGGTGAATCAGTTGCCATTATTTATGATGAAAGAGCCGATTAACATTGAATTAACTTTCCAACCAACAGTTGATAAGCGAGTCCAAATACAATCTGGAGAAACTGCTTCCACTGCTACAGAGATAGTTCGTGATGACCTGAAGTTCTGCGCGGATTACATCTTCTACGGAGCAACTGATGAAATGGAGAGATATGCGGCAGCTAACCAAGATTTGTCCTTCTCTTTTGTAGATTATCGCTTGGTTGAAGCGACTACCAATCATACTGCACTTGGTTCGGGTATTGTCCGTAATCTTGGTATGGCTAATCGTGTAGTCCCCAGAGTTATTACACTTTTACCGGCTGCTGACCAAGCAGAAGCAACCATACTTGGAGAAAATAATTCCATGGCACCAACTGTGTCGGCAAGTGGTGTTCAGACTGGTCTCAAATACAATGTCCGTTATAATGATCGATATGAATACACTTCTGATATTGATAATATTGCCCGCCTTTTCTCTGAATTTACTCAAGCGGAAGGAGTGCCATTCTTGACTCGTCAAGAGTACTCTGGTCAAGGACGTCTTGCTGGTGGTATTACAACAGATACATTTATGGGACGTGCGCAAAATACAAATCTTAATGGTCAGACTTTCTATATGGGAACCAAATTAACTAATGGTCGTGTTGGTCAGCGTGGTCTTGAACTTCATTTAACTGGCACTTTCCCAAGTTCTGGTCGCCAAGTTACATTACTCCGTAGTTATTGTGAGTATGTGAGAGTAGCAAGGCTCACCAACGGAATGATGGAATTATACAATGCGTAATAATTTAATTAAAAAATAATCTAACTCTTATATATAATGTTAAAGGAAGTCATAGAAGTTGAAGATGTCTCAAATGCGATAAGTGAATATCGTCCTTCATTAAAAGCAAATACTGTGAATCAGTATGAAAGGCAATTAATGAAATTAAAAAAAGACTTCAATTCAAATAATTTTGATTTTTTAAATGATATTCAAAAAGTGGAAGATCATTTGAAAATGAAGCATTATACGACTCGTAGAAATGTCTATAATTCTGTAATAATGTTATTATTGGCTCTTAATAGTAACAATAAATATGATGATTTAATAAAAAAATATCAAGAAATCCGTGATAAATTGAATGAAAAATATGTTGAAGATCAGCAAAGTAATACGATATCAGAAAAACAAAAGAATAATTTTGTATCATTGGATGAATTAAAAGATATGTTAAAAACAATGGAAAAAGTAATTAAATCAAATGGAATAGTACAGAAAGATTTTATTAGTCCTCAAGATAAAGAATTAATGATGGTTAATTTAATATATAATATGTTGATAGAAGTTCCGACTCGTAACGATATGGCAGATATGAAATTAATTACAAATACAATGTTTAATAAGATTGATAAGGATAAGGGTAATTATATTGTAAAAGGTAAAAATATGATGACTATGGTCCTTAACGATTATAAGACAAATGGGAAATATGGTGAAAAAAAGATAGAATTAAGTAAAGATTTACAAAAGAAGATAAATAGATATAATAAAGTTGTGAAAGTGAAGAATGGTGAAGCATTGTTTACATCTTCAAGTGGTAGACCATATACAAGAAATGAAATATCACAAATATTGTTAAAGAACTCTAAAAAGTATTTAGATGGAAAATCAATTGGTTCGACAATGGTTAGAAAGATAGTGGTCTCTGATAAGTTTGGTCCCGATTCAGAGTTACATAAATTGAAGTCGGAGCAAGCCGAGTTAGCAGATAAAATGGGTCACTCTGTTGCCACTCAAGAAATGGTGTATTCAAAGAAATAGATTACAAATATGGAAATATTTTTTATAGATATTTATAAAGATTTTCCAAATGGAAAGGAAAAAATCAAAAGTAATAAATATATATATTTCAAAAAAAAAATAATAATTTATAATTTGTTTTATAAATATAATGTTAAGTTTTTGTTAACCTTTCCAAATGGAAAATATCAAATTTGAAGGGAGATATAAAATTAAAATATTGATTGTATTTATTTGATGGGAGTAGCATATCCGGGATGGTATGCTGATACAGAGGGAGAATATGTGAGAAACAACCCAAGACATGATAGTATGGGAGAAGGGTATGGCGAAAAATATGAACCAGATGATCCGAAGATATTTAGATCATTTGAAAGTAAAATCAATGAATTAAGAAAATCAACTTCTCTTAAAGAGTTAAAAAAAGAATACCGCAAACTCGCATTAAAATATCATCCCGATAAGCCAAACGGTGATCATGAGACTTTCATAAATATACAAAAGGAATATGAAAGGCTTTGTCAATCTATTTAAACTCATAGTATTCATTTGGATGCTTCTTCTTAATCTTTCTAATATTGCTTTGTAAGTCTTTTTCGATATAAATTGCGGGATATACATAATAATTTTCAATTGGTATATTATGTATAGAAACGTCTATTGCTCTCCATCTTTTTAATTTATTTAAATAATCAAGCATTTGTTTTGCGATTTGCCATTTTGGGATATAATAACTCAAGGTACAAAGCATTCTCATTTTTGTTTTATCTAACTCATTAATTCCATTTATTGATTTGTGTTCTACTGGTTTATTGTCTGTCATCTTTAACCCATGTAACCATCCACCAAAATAAGTAATTCCATCTTGTGGTAGTTGAAGATCACCGATATCATTTATCTTCTCTGCGTCATCTTCTAATATTAAGACATCATCAAGTTTATTGTCAACGATATATCTCCAGAGTCTTGTGTGAGATAAAAAGCATCCAGTTTTACATAAATGTTCTTTGGAAGAAATATTATAATAAGAAATCATTTTATCTGAATAATATTCAGAAACTTCATCATAACTTGTAGCAGACCATCTTATGTGACTATCATCAAAAGATTCCATTCTCTCTTGGCATTTGTCTAAATTAATAACAAAGGTCTTCATCTTTATCTAAATAGATATTTTAAATTTGAACGTGTCTATTTTGAGATAATTTTTTTATCTATATTATTATAATGAGTCTTTTACTTCATGGAGATTGTTTGGAACAAATGAAAGAATTAGATAATGATTCTGTTGATTTCATCTTTTGCGATTTACCATATGGACAGACATCTTGTAAATGGGATATTATTATTCCTTGGGAACCTTTTTGGAAAGAAATTATGAGAGTGAAAAAATTAAATACACCAATATTCTTCACAACTACCACCAAATTTGGAGTTGAATTAATTAATAATGCTCCGAAGAAATGTCCTTTCAGATATGATTTAGTATGGGTCAAATCTGCTCCCGCTGGATTTTTAAGTGCTAAAAAGATGCCGATGAGAAAGCATGAGATGGTTTATGTATTTTATGAAAAGTTGCCTTTTTATGATTTATCTTCACATAAACATAAGTTTATTAAAACGGGTGAAGAAGGAGAAGTAAAACACGATGGAATAGTTCATTCTGGTGGAGAAGTTGGTAAAGGTAATACATACGGACAAGACAGAAAAACACCTTTGAAGAGATGTAAGAAAGGTAAAAATCAAGTATTATATGACCCACCACTACCAGTATCAGTTGTGAAAGAAGTTAAAAGCGAAAATAATTATCATAATCAGAAGGTTCATCATTACACCGATGAAAATGGTAAAAGACTAAAGGAAGATTGTCAAGGAAGTAAATATGACCCGCCACTCCCAACAACTATGTTAGAGATTAAATCTACTCGTGGGAAACACTCAACAGAGAAACCAGTTGCTCTGATGGAATGGTTATTAAAATATTATTCAAAAGAAGGAGATGTTGTATTAGACCCAACAATGGGAAGTGGCTCGACTGGTGTCGCTTGTAAAAATATGAATCGTAATTTTATTGGTATTGAGAAAGATGATGAAATATTTGAAATAGCATTTAACAGATTAAATTGATATAAAAACATTAAAAAAGAAAAAGAATGATAAAAAAAAGGGGGAAATATGTCTGTAACATAAAGGGAGCGCCGATTTACGACTATTAACGTCTTGGAGGTTAATTTTATTTATATAATTTACGTCTCTTGTAGTAATGTTACAGAGTCATATGGCGCCATAATCCGCTATTATTATAAATATATAGAAATATATAATAAATTAATTAATTTATTATATATTTCTATATATTTATAATAATAGCGGATTATGGCGCCATATGACTCTGTAACATTACTACAAGAGACGTAAATTATATAAATAAAATTAACCTCCAAGACGTTAATAGTCGTAAATCGGCGCTCCCTTTATGTTACAGACATATTTCCCCCTTTTTTTTATCATTCTTTTTCTTTTTTAATGTTTTTATATCAATTTAATCTGTTAAATGCTATTTCAAATATTTCATCATCTTTCTCAATACCAATAAAATTACGATTCATATTTTTACAAGCGACACCAGTCGAGCCACTTCCCATTGTTGGGTCTAATACAACATCTCCTTCTTTTGAATAATATTTTAATAACCATTCCATCAGAGCAACTGGTTTCTCTGTTGAGTGTTTCCCACGAGTAGATTTAATCTCTAACATAGTTGTTGGGAGTGGCGGGTCATATTTACTTCCTTGACAATCTTCCTTTAGTCTTTTACCATTTTCATCGGTGTAATGATGAACCTTCTGATTATGATAATTATTTTCGCTTTTAACTTCTTTCACAACTGATACTGGTAGTGGTGGGTCATATAATACTTGATTTTTACCTTTCTTACATCTCTTCAAAGGTGTTTTTCTGTCTTGTCCGTATGTATTACCTTTACCAACTTCTCCACCAGAATGAACTATTCCATCGTGTTTTACTTCTCCTTCTTCACCCGTTTTAATAAACTTATGTTTATGTGAAGATAAATCATAAAAAGGCAACTTTTCATAAAATACATAAACCATCTCATGCTTTCTCATCGGCATCTTTTTAGCACTTAAAAATCCAGCGGGAGCAGATTTGACCCATACTAAATCATATCTGAAAGGACATTTCTTCGGAGCATTATTAATTAATTCAACTCCAAATTTGGTGGTAGTTGTGAAGAATATTGGTGTATTTAATTTTTTCACTCTCATAATTTCTTTCCAAAAAGGTTCCCAAGGAATAATAATATCCCATTTACAAGATGTCTGTCCATATGGTAAATCGCAAAAGATGAAATCAACAGAATCATTATCTAATTCTTTCATTTGTTCCAAACAATCTCCATGAAGTAAAAGACTCATTATAATAATATAGATAAAAAAATTATCTCAAAATAGACACGTTCAAATTTAAAATATCTATTTAGATAAAGATGAAGACCTTTGTTATTAATTTAGACAAATGCCAAGAGAGAATGGAATCTTTTGATGATAGTCACATAAGATGGTCTGCTACAAGTTATGATGAAGTTTCTGAATATTATTCAGATAAAATGATTTCTTATTATAATATTTCTTCCAAAGAACATTTATGTAAAACTGGATGCTTTTTATCTCACACAAGACTCTGGAGATATATCGTTGACAATAAACTTGATGATGTCTTAATATTAGAAGATGACGCAGAGAAGATAAATGATATCGGTGATCTTCAACTACCACAAGATGGAATTACTTATTTTGGTGGATGGTTACATGGGTTAAAGATGACAGACAATAAACCAGTAGAACACAAATCAATAAATGGAATTAATGAGTTAGATAAAACAAAAATGAGAATGCTTTGTACCTTGAGTTATTATATCCCAAAATGGCAAATCGCAAAACAAATGCTTGATTATTTAAATAAATTAAAAAGATGGAGAGCAATAGACGTTTCTATACATAATATACCAATTGAAAATTATTATGTATATCCCGCAATTTATATCGAAAAAGACTTACAAAGCAATATTAGAAAGATTAAGAAGAAGCATCCAAATGAATACTATGAGTTTAAATAGATTGACAAAGCCTTTCATATTCCTTTTGTATATTTATGAAAGTCTCATGATCACCGTTTGGCTTATCGGGATGATATTTTAATGCGAGTTTGCGGTATTCTTTTTTTAACTCTTTAAGAGAAGTTGATTTTCTTAATTCATTGATTTTACTTTCAAATGATCTAAATATCTTCGGATCATCTGGTTCATATTTTTCGCCATACCCTTCTCCCATACTATCATGTCTTGGGTTGTTTCTCACATATTCTCCCTCTGTATCAGCATACCATCCCGGATATGCTACTCCCATCAAATAAATACAATCAATATTTTAATTTTATATCTCCCTTCAAATTTGATATTTTCCATTTGGAAAGGTTAACAAAAACTTAACATTATATTTATAAAACAAATTATAAATTATTATTTTTTTTTTGAAATATATATATTTATTACTTTTGATTTTTTCCTTTCCATTTGGAAAATCTTTATAAATATCTATAAAAAATATTTCCATATTTGTAATCTATTTCTTTGAATACACCATTTCTTGAGTGGCAACAGAGTGACCCATTTTATCTGCTAACTCGGCTTGCTCCGACTTCAATTTATGTAACTCTGAATCGGGACCAAACTTATCAGAGACCACTATCTTTCTAACCATTGTCGAACCAATTGATTTTCCATCTAAATACTTTTTAGAGTTCTTTAACAATATTTGTGATATTTCATTTCTTGTATATGGTCTACCACTTGAAGATGTAAACAATGCTTCACCATTCTTCACTTTCACAACTTTATTATATCTATTTATCTTCTTTTGTAAATCTTTACTTAATTCTATCTTTTTTTCACCATATTTCCCATTTGTCTTATAATCGTTAAGGACCATAGTCATCATATTTTTACCTTTTACAATATAATTACCCTTATCCTTATCAATCTTATTAAACATTGTATTTGTAATTAATTTCATATCTGCCATATCGTTACGAGTCGGAACTTCTATCAACATATTATATATTAAATTAACCATCATTAATTCTTTATCTTGAGGACTAATAAAATCTTTCTGTACTATTCCATTTGATTTAATTACTTTTTCCATTGTTTTTAACATATCTTTTAATTCATCCAATGATACAAAATTATTCTTTTGTTTTTCTGATATCGTATTACTTTGCTGATCTTCAACATATTTTTCATTCAATTTATCACGGATTTCTTGATATTTTTTTATTAAATCATCATATTTATTGTTACTATTAAGAGCCAATAATAACATTATTACAGAATTATAGACATTTCTACGAGTCGTATAATGCTTCATTTTCAAATGATCTTCCACTTTTTGAATATCATTTAAAAAATCAAAATTATTTGAATTGAAGTCTTTTTTTAATTTCATTAATTGCCTTTCATACTGATTCACAGTATTTGCTTTTAATGAAGGACGATATTCACTTATCGCATTTGAGACATCTTCAACTTCTATGACTTCCTTTAACATTATATATAAGAGTTAGATTATTTTTTAATTAAATTATTACGCATTGTATAATTCCATCATTCCGTTGGTGAGCCTTGCTACTCTCACATACTCACAATAACTACGGAGTAATGTAACTTGGCGACCAGAACTTGGGAAAGTGCCAGTTAAATGAAGTTCAAGACCACGCTGACCAACACGACCATTAGTTAATTTGGTTCCCATATAGAAAGTCTGACCATTAAGATTTGTATTTTGCGCACGTCCCATAAATGTATCTGTTGTAATACCACCAGCAAGACGTCCTTGACCAGAGTACTCTTGACGAGTCAAGAATGGCACTCCTTCCGCTTGAGTAAATTCAGAGAAAAGGCGGGCAATATTATCAATATCAGAAGTGTATTCATATCGATCATTATAACGGACATTGTATTTGAGACCAGTCTGAACACCACTTGCCGACACAGTTGGTGCCATGGAATTATTTTCTCCAAGTATGGTTGCTTCTGCTTGGTCAGCAGCCGGTAAAAGTGTAATAACTCTGGGGACTACACGATTAGCCATACCAAGATTACGGACAATACCCGAACCAAGTGCAGTATGATTGGTAGTCGCTTCAACCAAGCGATAATCTACAAAAGAGAAGGACAAATCTTGGTTAGCTGCCGCATATCTCTCCATTTCATCAGTTGCTCCGTAGAAGATGTAATCCGCGCAGAACTTCAGGTCATCACGAACTATCTCTGTAGCAGTGGAAGCAGTTTCTCCAGATTGTATTTGGACTCGCTTATCAACTGTTGGTTGGAAAGTTAATTCAATGTTAATCGGCTCTTTCATCATAAATAATGGCAACTGATTCACCTTCAAGAAGGGAAACAGATCACTTAAATCAATCTGAAATGTCGGACACTCTTCTGGTTTTGCTCCACTCATAACATACCAATCCGGAAGTTCAACATCACCATTGGAAGATTCATATTCAATTCCCGTATCTAAACCATACGTTTGGGCAATAGAGCGAGAACCACGGTTGTAATTAAACTCATGATGAACATAACGACCAGTCGTGTACATCTCACGCTCCAAATTGTTTTCATTCGTAATTAGACACGATTTAACAGCATATAAACCAGCCCACGAATCTAGTTCATTGAGCGTCTTGTTTCCGACCTTTAACACAGCCTTCTTTATAATCTGACCAATGCCGACATGTGGCTGTAAAAAAGCACGAGTTACTCCCGCAGCTGGTTTCAAACCAATAAAGATCTTCGAGTGAGAATGAAGGAAACCTTTGTTCTGAAGAGTAAATCGAGCAAATCCATCGGTGCTTGCGGCACCATTACTGAATACAACTGGCTCGAGGAGATCAGTCTCTAACTGCTGAACATAGTTTGCTGGAATCTGCTCCAACATTAAAAAGTTTGGAATGGTTTCTGGTGTGACCATATCAGCGGGCATTTCACTCATTGACATATTATACTTATCTTAAACATAATTAATCATGATTAAAATAATTAAAAAATATACATTAATAAAAAATAATTATATAGAAAAATCAATCGTTATCGGAGATGAAAATTGTTGTATATTAATCGCTGGTTTCTTCTTTAATTCTTCTGACTGTTCGTATGTTATTCTTTTACTCTTCTTTTGTTTCACTATCGGCTTTGCTTGTTTAAGAGTTCTTGGTTCTCTTGGTTCTCTTGGTTTCTTGTTGTACACTGCTGGTCCTTTGTGTTTATAATACCATTTTGACGATCTTATTCTATTTTTTTCACGATTAATTGGATCTCTTACATATTTTTTGTAATATTCTTTATATTTTTCTTTATGTCTTATATAATTCATTGCGGCTGATTTTTTACATCTCAATTTGTATTTTTCTTTTTGTTCTGGTGTGAAGTTCTTTACTTGTATTTTTCTTTTTTCATTTACATGATCTCTGTATTTTCTATATTCCAGAGGATATGTATCTTTAAAATATTTATAATATTCACTTCTTGAATTGAAATTTGCTGGATATATGCCATTAACATATTTAACTCTAAAATCTTTCCAAAGTAATGTTTCAGAAGACATATTATATTTAATATTGTTTATTATTTTAAATTATTAACGAGATGAGCTCACTGCCGTAGCTGAACCCCGCTCTGCGAGTACAAGAGTTGCGACTTCGACTTAATAAAGATATAGACACCAATTGGATTGTCTTGTTTGAGATCACTCTCAATACTGACACCAAACTGCTCTTGAGAAAAGTCATCTCCAGCTCCACCAATTCCGTATTTGACAGCTAATCCATAAACTCCGCCACCTTCGGGAATATTGATATATGAGCCATCTCCAGTAGCTGAAGCAGTCATAGTGTAATTGCGATTAGTATTAGCGGGAGAAACAGAGTTCCTTTGGGAAGTTCCTTCTGGAGATACAGCTTCAATCAAGTTCTTAATAATTACCGGATCAACGACATTGGTTGCTGTATTATTGGCATCAACAAGATTGGTAACAAAATCAAAATCTGCTGGATATTTAACACCACCCTTCAAGAACTGTACCCTTCTTATGGGAGCTAAATCAGTAGTAGAAGTATTGCCAGACAAGTATGTTGTTGCTTGACCATCAGCAGTAAGTGTATTTATGTTCGAGACCGGCATAAAAGTCATGAATGCCGATATAACATTCGATAAAGCAAGAGAATACTGAATCTGGGCATTCGTGGAATTGATACTCGTGTATAGAGAAGTAATTGTGTTGTATTCATAAACACCTTGAGGTTCAGGAGCCGGCTGTTGAGCTCCAAAATCAGAGACTTCACAGCAAAGTTTAAGGTTCTTGAGTTCATAGTGAGCGTCACCAATTCCAGTAGTAGTGCCATTTGCGTTGAAAAGAACATTCGAATCGGGCTGAAGCAAGAACTCAATCTGAACACCACCAAAAGCATCTGGTCTCAAATTAATCATATTGCCCGACTGAATAAATCCACACGGAATATGAAATGAAAATGAGTTTGTTACAGACTTCGATGCCGCATCAGGGGCTTCCATCACAGACTTACGGAAGGTCTCTGCGTTCGGGTAAATAAGACACGACTGCTGTAAATGTCCCATCTGATCTTGAAGTGAAGAAGTACAAGCTAAATATGTATTCATGAACTTCGAGTAGTGGCGAATATTTTCACACACCATCTTTGATCTTTGACTGCGAATCGTCAGAGACTCAAATAAATTGTAGATACCAAGACGATTATTCATCGTAACATTGTCTCCATTTACTAAAGGAGTTGGGCTAGCAAGATTGTCTTTGTAAGCATTGAACTCTCCAACAATACGAATGGTATTGGGATCTAAAAGACCATCTTGAGCAGAAATAGTAAATGAAAGGACGGGGAAACCATTTTTGAAACTTATTTTACCGTCAGACGGTATGTTGTCGGGGCGAATCTCTACGTATCTTGAAGTTGACATTTATAATATCTTTAATATTAAAATATTTAAATAAGTATTTTCAAAAAAA